ACATCAAGGCCCTGATCCACTACGCCAAAAACAGAGGCATAGCCCTCAAATTCGCCGTCAGCGTCAGGCTCTTTCTTCAACTCGAAAGCGGCTTGCTTGTGCTCAATCATGCGTCTGCCCTGCATAGGTTTGATATGTTATACCATAACGCTGCATTGAACGCTAGACGCAACGCAAAAGGCCAGCCGTTGCGGGCTGGCCTAATGGGCGGTGCATGGATGTAGTTACTGCTTTGGCTTGATCGCTTGCCGTAGCAGGCTCAGAACAAAAAGGCTATCAGACATTGCCAGCCCTGTAGCCGCCTCAGCTTTTGCTTTGGCGTTAGCAAGCGCAGCCTCGTCATCATCTGAAAGCCCGATGCGGATGTATTTACGCATGGTTGTAACCCGTGGCATCAATGATCTTCGCAACGGTTTCCGCGTTGTATCTGATCGCAATTTTTGATCGGCTCTGCATGTTTTCTCCAAAAATATCCCACGCCAAGCAAGCCCAAACCATCTGAGCTTGGCCACCGGCTCCCGCTAGTTTATTGGTCAATACATACCTCACAGCGGCGTGTCCTACTGTCGGGATATTCTCAGTGTGGCCCAATACCAAATTTCGATAAAGATAGAATGCGTATTCTTTGCTTTCTCCAGACATGACCCGTGCGACACATGCCAACCGAAAAGGCGCGCTGGAAAATACTTTGGCGACGGTATTGCAGTGTCCCATCAAATCACTGTGCGTTGATGATATTCTTGTGATTGCGCGCCTTACATCGCCATCAGACACAGTGCCGCGACCTATGCCAGCCAATCTTGCCAAAAGCGCACCGGCTTCCGACACTCTCTTGTCAGTTCCAAGCGCATCGGACATTGTTCTGGTCGCGCCCCGATCCAGAACGGAAAAAACATCCTCATCAAAACCATACGCGAAAAGAAAGCTGACTGTAACGCCAGAAGCCTCGACGGCCATAAGCCTGTGCTGCCCATTCAAAAGCCTGCCAGTATTTGACAGCGAGATTGTTTCCGGTGACAACTTCCAGTCGCCAATCTGCATCATCCTTGCGTATTTCTTGACAACGGCAGGCTTTACCGCGCGATTGTCGCGGTTGTGATCGTTCAAAATGATGCGCGCCAGTTCTGGCGTTACCGTAATGACGCGCGCCGATGCGGTGCCATTGAATACTGTGTCAAGATATGACATTAGTTCCTCACAGGTTTGATTGCATAGCCTCCACAGCTACAACTGCATCAAACCATAGGCCGCGCATCTTGTCAACAGATTGCGCGGCCTTGTCATGTTATGTCATCAATGATCTTGAAAGTCGTCGCTAGTCTTTGACGACCCAGCCAATGGCGCATCGGCAGTTGATGACTTGCGCCGCGCTTCCGGCTGGATCACCCGGATACATCATGGCTTCGCCGCCGATATCAAACGGCTCATCCTTCCCGACGATCTGGCCATTGGCAAGCGCGTGATCTTCCCTTGTGCGCTCATCCTCTGCGGCGATCCATTCCTTGTCCAGCACAAGCCCGGTTTCGTCAGCGGCTGAGAATGCGCCAGCGTTTGCGGCCCCGTGTGTTTCCGTTCTGGCAATCAACGCCGATCTGAACGTAGACATTGACGGCACAGCCGCCCGCACAAGTTTAGCAACGCCAAACTGCCCAAGGCCTTCCTGATACCCTCGATCGACCGCGTTTACGATCTGTTGCCGCGTGGTTTCCGCGACAGATGTAATGCGACGGCGGATCAACTCGCCTGCGATATAGCCAAGCGCAATCCGCGCCATTGTCGATGCAAAGTCTTTTGTCTCAAGTGCGTGGCCGCTGTTCTTGCCCATCTGCAAAACGCGACCGCCAAATGTGACCATCGTTGCAATGGCCATGGTCTGATAAAGGGCTGTCAGCTTTTCAACATGATCTCGGGCCTGGGGCACTTCGCCCGTGTGTTCATACACGCCGATCATGTCATTCATCGCCCGCGATAACTCACCACGCAAGCGGCGCTGAAACCCGGCCTCCAAGCGGTCAAGCAAGATCGCCTGTCGCCGCTGTTCCCGCCTCGGGTCTTGGTCAATTAGTCGCGTTACCATACACCCAAGCCTTCACATCTGCGGGGGTCAGTTCAGGCTGAACGGTTTGCGCTGGATCAGGCGTTAGAGGCTCAGTCGCCATATCCAAGCTGATCTGCGAGGCGTTAACCAACAGCGCATCGCCGCCGGGGATTGGCTTATAGCCCTTCAATTCCCGCCGCTCATTGATCGTTAGATCAGTTGCGCGGTCAGCCATATCCCAAAGCGTCTGCCGCTTTTCCACGATAGCCGGGATTTGATCCATGTCAGGCTTTAGCATCAACTCGCCGCCTGTGAGCCATTCCGACCAATCGGACGCAATCCAATCCATCAACGGGATCACGGTATCTTCCCAGAACGCAAGCCGCGCTTCAGCGTAGTTTGAATAGGTGTTATCGCCGGGGATGCCTAGAAGCTGAGGCGGAACTCCAAACCCTAGCGCGATGTCGCGCGCCGCCGCGTTCTTGGCCTCGATGATGCCCATATCAGTCGGCGAAAGTCCCATGGGCTTCCAATCAAGCCCGCCTTCCAGCATCATCGGCCTGCCAGCGTTGCGCGATCCAGAATATTGCTCATCAATTTGAGCCTTCAGGCGGTTAAACGCCTCATCTGATAGGGTCTCATTGTTTCCGACGACCATTGCCCCAGAAGGTCTTGCGCTGTTTTGTAGCAGGGCCTGCATCCAGCCCATGGCCTCATTGTGCTGGTCAATGGAATAGGCCGATGCCTCGACCGGGGACATCCCATACCAATCATCCAGCGGATTGAACATGCGGATGTGGCGCACGTCGCTTTCCATGGTCGTTTCGTCAACGTCCCATTGAGCCTTGCGCCCTCCCACTTCATACGTGTAGCCGCGCGGGAAGCCATTGGAACCCGGCAAGACCTTCATGCGATCCGGGCGAAGCTGATACAGTTCTCGGACAGATTGCCCTACCTTTACCCGCTCCTCGTATCCATTGCCTGACAGCAATAGATAGCCGATCTTTGCCTGCATGTATTGCGAGCCTGATTGGCCGGGGTTTGGCTTTTTAATCAGCTTCAGTATCTCGTGGTCAGTGATTTCCGTTTCGCCGCGCCACAACGTCCAGCGAACGGATGCAACCGCGTCTGCAATTCGATTGACGGCCTGATATGCAACAACGTTCCGGCGATATGCCTCATCCGCAAAGGCTTTGTAATCACGCCCGGACCATACCGCCTGCCCCGGTGCCATGACCATAAGCGCACCAGTTGCGCTTGCCTTCTCTTCACGGCGTCCAAAAATGCGTGGGAATTTCATAGCAAGCCCTTATCCGGTTTGCCGCATGTTACAATATAACGGGCATAAACGCTATAGGGCGCGAATGCGGGGCGATGCCTTGGCTTGCAGCATATCCGATATTGCATCCATCATCGGATCTAGCGTGTCGTCATGTGCGCCGTTTGGAAATGCCGATGCCTCTGCCAGCATATCAGACAGCCATGACGCAGAACGGGGCAACAGCACGTTGCCAGCCTCGATCATGGGGGCGGCATCATATGCGCGGGTGATCTTGTCACGGTCGCGTTGAATGGCCGTCACGGGGATGCCTTCGCGCTTTAGCGTTTGGATAAGTCCGGTTCCGCTCACCTTGTCTTCGATAGCCATCTTGCGAAGCGGCCCCATGTTTTCCGCGATGTTGTGCTTGGCCCAGAATGCCCGCGCCTGCACCATCAGTTCCGGGGCTTCCCATTTGCCCCTGACCATATCCAGCAATACCGCCTGCCCGGTGTATGTCCTGCCCCAGCATTCAAACACGCTGAAGTCGTTTTGCTGCCCGGTCTTTTGCGCGGTGTCTGCATAGATTGCCCGCCATTCCGTGCGTGGGGCTTGGGTGTAATACTGCCACCATTCATCCCGGAAGATGCCGCCGCCTGTTGGGCTTGGCCGTTGCTGCATTTGACCCGCCCATGCGTAGACGCCCAGCGCCTTCTTGTCTCGATCAATGACGGTTTGCGGGAACCGATCCGGGAACATTAGCTCACCCTCAACTTGGCGCGGATCACTCCAGCCGATTGACGTGGTGCATTTGCGCGCGGCCTCATACTCCATCGGGATGCAAAGATGTTCATAGCCAAGTGCTTCGGAAAGGACGTATCCGCTTGGGTCGCGCTCATGCAGGCGCTGCATGACGATGACAATGGCCGAGGTAGCCGGATCATTTAAGCGCGTTGGAATTGTCTCTGACAAAACCCGCAATGCCGTTGCGCGCTCTTTGTCGCTGTGCGCCTTTTCTGGTGACAGCGGATCGTCTAGGCCGATGGTGTGCCCACGGCGTCCGGTCATGGATGCGACGGCGCAAGCCTGCCGGAACCCGCGCTTGTCATTTTCAAAATATAATTTTTCGTTCTGATCGCCTTTCAGCGTCAAAGGCCAAAGCCGCTTATACCATTCGCTTGTGACAAGTTCCCGCGTCATCCGGTTGTCCCTGACGGCAAGCCCCTGTTCATGCGCTGCGCCGATGTAGCGGTGCCATGGCTGGCCACCCGGCCCCCATAGCCATGCAGGATACATCACGCCGACGATGGTTGACTTGGATGCGCCCGGAGGAACGTTGATCAGCAAGCGGTTGCTTGCAATGCCGCCCGTTGCCAATGCCTGCATATGCTCTGCCATGGCGTCCATATGCCAATTCCAGCGCAGCTTGTCGGGGATGATATGCGGCCATGCGCGCTTGATGAAATATGCGAACGACCGCGCGCATAGGATGCGCTCAGCCTCTTCAAAGTCTATCCGTGCGGGGTCAATCTTGCTTTGCAGCATCGCGCGCCGCGACCAGTTCGGCCAGCGCCTCGCTTGATAGCTTGGACAGGTCAACACCATCCTTTGGCGTCATGCTGCCGTCGCTGGATGTGTGGTCAATCTCTTGCCGTTCACGCCACCCGGCCCGCGTTTTCATCCAGAAGATCATAGCCGTCGTGTCGCCGCCCTTGGCTTTATTGAACAATGCCCCGCCGATGGTCGCGTTAGCCTGCGCCATAGCGTGATCCAGTTCCTCGCGGTAATACTTGCGCAATGTCTTGTCGTCGATGCCGAGGATATCGGCAATCGTGTGCTGCTGCGTTCCTATGGTCGCGTGAAGCTGCACAAGCTGGCGGCTTGCAGGCGTT